TGAACAGTCCAGCGGCGCGAATGAGAGAGCGCAGGCAATCAACGAAATTGATGAAGCTATTTATGCTTTGCGTCAGGCCCGCAACCGCCTTGAACAGCCGTCGGCCAAAATGATGGCGGCAATGGTTGCAAAGCAAGCTGGTGACGCAGAATGAATTGTGCGGTGTTCCCTATGGCATCCTCTGGGGGGTGTGCCTTTGGTTTGACCCGTGACCTAGCGGGGGCGGGTCAACCCGTGCAAGCCCCTGACCAACACGCGGACGGGCTTAACTTGGCCTATGGTTCCCATACCGTAGGGGGCGTGGGTGTCCGGTTGTTGTGCCCCCTTACCTCCCTGTTGGGGCGGGTCGTGGGGCATCTCCCTACGGCCCGCTTTGACGGTGGGCTTGCCGAATGACTTCTGACTCTGACAAAGCGGGTGATTTCACATGAGTGCTGGCATCCTTCAGGACATCACTATTGGGCCTTGCCGCCTGATATTGGGCGATTGCCTGGACATTCTTCCAAGCCTGCCCGGTGTCGCAGACATGCTGTTTTGCGACGTTGCCTATGAACTGACTTCAGGTGGCAATGCGCATCAGTCTATGGGCGGCATTTTTTCAAATGACCGATACAGCAATGACGGCCTTCTAATGGATGTTCCCGCTTGGGAGGAACTAGGCGCGCCATTCTTCCGCGCATGTAAGCCCAACGCAGATGCCTACATCATGGCGAATGACAAAAACCTGTTCCGTGCCGGTTTGGCATTCGAAGGAGCGGGTTGGCGTTTTCACAACCTGTTGGTTTGGGACAAGGTGCGCGCCACCCGCAACCGTTGGTATATGAAGAATCTGGAATTCACGATCTACCTATGGAAAGGCAAATCTGACCCCAAGGGCATCCATGATTGCGGTTCCAAACAATCCTTCACATTGAACGCCAAAAAAGAGACAGCGCACCCGACTGAAAAGCCGGTGGCCTTGGCGCGCCACTACATCTCCAATTCATCAAAGCCGGGTGATGTCATTCTTGACCCCATGATGGGCAGCGGTTCCGCAATGGTTGGCGCGGTCGAATTGGGTCGGCGCGCCATTGGAATTGAAAAGAATCCCAAGTGGTTTGATGTGGCTGTGCAGCGCGTCACTGCAGCCGTTGTTGCAAGTCAGGCCGGTTCGCAATGACTACCAGAAATCGCCAGCACGGGCTGCAATCCATCTTTCACCCGCATTGGTCGCCAGCCGTTGACAGCCAGCTGCTAACCTTGCGTGACCAAGGTGTTTCATTAGACCGCATCGCCATGGCGTCGATACGTCAACCCAAGGCGGTTGAGCAGCGCTGGCATCGCCTGCGTGTGGTGCCCGGCATTCGTGAAAAGCTGCGCTCATTTGGGTCAGATTATTCCGAATATCCGGCGGAAAATTCAGACGGCTTTAGGCGGCGCGGCGAGGTTTCAGCACCATGACCCTACCTGCCACGAAACCCGCAAATGCACTGGCGGCGCGTTTTGAAATCGAACCATTTGCTGAAGTCGCGTTTGCTGAATTGGCTGCGTGCCCTTTGGTTGAGCCGGGCATCTGTATGAACCCGCTGTGTTCGCAGCACTTCGCACCTTCGCGTTCGTGGCAGCGTTACTGCAGCACCGCCTGCCGCAAGATGGATGAACTGGACATGCGCCGCATCGGTCACAAGGCAGCGCCCGCACTGTTGGCATGGCGCGCGGGCAAATATGAGAAAATGAACGATGACCTGCGCGCCTTGTCGCGTGTCGGTCGCAACTATGTGTCCCGGCTGTCTTCCGAATGGTGGAATGACCGACTGCGGCGCGCAGCAGAAAGGGGCATCAAATGAGTGAACCAGCAACAACAATGCGACTGGTCGATGCTGAAGATGTTTTCGACTACCCCATTCCATCGACTGAGCGGCTGGAAAGCCATTCGTGGATTGCATGGCATTTTCGTCGTTGGCTGAAGTCAGAGTTCCGAAACCTTGCCGATTTAGAGGTTCGCGCCGTCGGGTTTGATTTGTTCTGTGAAGCGCAGGATGAAGCGCCAGTCGGCACGCTGCCGATGGATGAACGTTTGCTGGCCAAACTAGCTGGTGTGACGCTGGAAGAGTGGAAGCGCCTGTGTGACCGGCCCATTGGGCCGCTATATGGGTGGAAAGCCTGCCGCTGTGACAATGGCCACATGCGCCTTTATCACAAGACTGTCTTAGAAATGGCCAAGGAAGCCTTGGGTATGCGCGAAGACCATCTGGAAAAGCGCGCAGCTGACCGTGAGCGCAAGCGCATCAAAGACCTGCCAGCACAGATTGTGCGAGGTGGCGGCACGGCCCGAATGGGAGAGGATGCCGCCTTCATCATTCAGTTCGACCAGTTTCTTTTGGACCGGTTTGATGGCCGTCAGCGCCGCCCAAATGTCATCAGGGAAGCGCTGGAATTGTGGACCCTGCAACAGCAGGAAAAGTTGAAATTGCATCAAACGTAATTGGTCGCGTTTCTTCCGGCGGAAGAAACTGGAAGGAACTTGGAAGAAACCGGAACGTTTCCGGAAGTTTATTTACCTATTTTTGCGTCATTTTCCTTTTTTTTGGGCCGGTTTCTTCCGGACTGACAAGGATATGGAAAGAATAAGAAAAAAAAAGAATTACGGATCGCCCGAAATGTTGGGGGTCAGAACATTTGGTCAGCGTGGAATGCTTAGAAAAATGGGAAAAGACGATGGACAGTGCAGCACAGGCAGACGGTGAAAAGAGGGTTAAGCAGTTCTTGATTGTTCCCCTACAGCGCAGGGGATTGGCTAAGCCATCCACTCTGACCAAAGCGCAATTCGAAGACATGGTGAAAGACCTGTGTGCGCGGTTGGCCTATATGACCGAACAGAACCTTCAAGCGCTGGAAGACCAATGCGCTGGAAACGCTGGCGGCAAGGGGAAAGACCGTTTTCCAATCGCCAACCACATTCTGGATTGGGCTGGCCAAATCCAATCGCCAGAAGGTGTTGAGTCGCCCTTGGTTCGGGCTGTGTTTTCGCAAGCCGTGGGCTTGGATGCTTTGGCCCAGGGTTGGGCACCGGAACTGTTGGCCGAACTGAAGCAGTCGCGGCGCTGGCCAAATGCGTTTGTTGTCGGTCGCATCCGCGAAAGGGCTGACAATTCCATCCGCCAGTTGCGCAGAGTTGAAGAACGGCTGGCGCGCGGTGATGAAGTTCCCGCGAATGAAGCTGCATGGCGAAACCGACGGCTGTCTGCCATTCGTCGCTGTCAGGCCATTTCTGACCTTGGGGCAAGCCAAGGGGGCGGGGAATGAACGCTATGACATCACTGACCGCACGTGAAGTCCAATGGTTCGCAGTCCGGATGAAGCCAAACGCCAGCGGCGGTCCACGCACTGCCATCGTTGATGTCGAAAAGGAACAGTACATCAACCGCGCAGGCCAGAAGTCGTGGCGCAAGGTCAAGGGCACCGGCAACCGCGTCTTCCTGCCAGAACATTTGATGAAACGCGCGGGCTTCGAAGTCTTTCTGCCGGTTAAGAAGGTTCTGCGCATCAAGAACCGCTTCACCAAAGAAAAGCATCTGGTTTCGGTTCCATTGCTGGCGGATTGGATGTTCGTCGGATTGCCGATTGTTGAAACTGAATATGGTCGCGGGGTTCCGGCGTGGAAGAAGCTGATGGAGTTGGATGTGGTTGCCGGTGTCATGGGCACTGGAGGCAAGCCAATCCAGATGTCAGATGCCACTGTTATGCGATTGATGCGTCAATTCAGCAGCGGGCGCGTGCCTTCTGAAGTCAAGCGACGGGTTGCCGCCCGTCGGGTGTTTGGTGTGGGTGACGTTGCCAAGGTGGTTCATGGTCCATTTGAAGACTTCGATTTCAGAATTGTCGAAGTGGGTGACAGCTCTGCCAAAGGCGTCGTGAACCTATTTGGGCGTGACAATCTGATGGAATTGGGGTTGGAAAATTTATCGACCAAATAGCTTCATGTTTTCATGCAGTTGTGACCGCCCGAAGATGTTAAGCGGTGGTTGCGATTGTTAAGGGGTGTTGACAGGTTTTGGGGTTGTCGCTTAACAAGTCTTCAGGACGACCCCAAGACACTGCCAAATGAAGTAATCACAGCGAAAGCTGGAAGTGGTAAGCCCGAGGCCCCCGGATAGGTGAAAAGGCAGAAGCCGGTCACCGCGTCTAAAATTAAGAGATATGCCCAAACAGAACGCCCGGCTGCAAAGTCCGGGCTATTTTTTTGCGTGGCAACGGCATCAGGTGATGCGCGGTGCTTTGATAAGGGCTTTCCCGAAATTTAAGGAGATGAAGATGAAGCGAGCATTTATGTGCGGTCTAGCCGCAATTGTTGGACTGGTTACGATGGCAGGTGCCGCCATGGCGCATCATGCTGATGTGGACGTGATGATTGATCTGCAGCCGGATGTCGGCATCTATGAAATGTCGATGTTCCATGATGTGGACGTGGTGACAGGGCTGGACGTTCAGCCGCATGTCGATGTTGCACCAGACGGGCTGAAAGGTGTTGCCTTCGAGGCGGATGATTCAAAATCGTTGGAAGAGCCAATGGCGACGCGCGGCGCTGCATCCAGCACTATGGTCGATGACGCGATGCGGCTTTGGCGTACGCGCACCGCTGCAGTTTTCACCACGTCGCCTGACCTACTGATTTAGGTCTGAATGGACTGACTATGCTTAGCCGGATGCAGAATGCTGCGTCCGGCTTTTTTTATGAGTGCGGTTAGGTGTGGGTGCCCAAAAAGTCCAAACGAATTGTGTTGGACACCGCACTCACAAGATTGGGGAGCGCCATGTTCAAGGTTGGTGAAGTCGATGTGCGCGACCTTGAGCGGTTCGGCAACATGATCGGTGCTTTGGGCCAAGACGGCCCGAAGGCAGTCAATCGCGCCTTGAACCGTACAGGAGACATGGCACGGACCCGCGTGGTACGTGAACTGGCGAAGCAAACAGGACTGCCGCAGAAGACCATACGTAAGGCTGTGAAGGTCAAGCGGTCATCGTGGCAGGATTTGGAATACCGCCTGTCATCGTCCGGTGGTGACGTTTCGCTGAAATACTTCAAGGCACGTGAGACACGACGCGGGGTGACTGCTTTTGTCCGTGGCGAACGTGAACTGTTTGAAGGGGCTTTCATCAAAGGCGGTAGCTTCGTGCGCGGACGTGTGGCGCTGAACATGGGTGGCCACGTCTTCCAGCGTATTGGTGGTCGCACTGAATTGGAGAAGCTGAAGTCTGGCGTCTTCATCCCAATCGAAATGGTTGAGGGCGCAACCGCAACAGCGTTCGAAGGTCTTGTGGCTGATGTGCTGCCGCGCCGTCTTGATCATGAAATCAATCGGGTGTTGGGCGTTTGACCCCTGCCCTTAGCTTATACTCTAGCGTCGAAAAATTTAGGGACCGTACGCCGTTCTGAACGCACGCGGGGCGTAAGCTGCCCGAGGGTTCGCTAGTCAGACGGCTTTTGTAAAGCCTTAACAATGAAGGGGTGCTGCTTAACAGCCAGCCGCTTGGCAATCGACATCAGCGCAGCCCGCCGGGGAAGTTTTGGAAACCATGCAGCCAGCACAGGAGCATCAGACGCAGGCAGATTTTGCGCGCCACATGGGTGTCAGCCGCGCGGCTGTCAGTCAGTGGAAATCGCGTGACATCTTGCGCGATGACGCATTCACCCAACCCGGCAAAAAGGGAAAGGTGGTTGTGTCCGTCGCTGTCGAACAAGTGCGCCGCAATCGCGACATTGGGCAAGCGCTTGGCAATGGCATCGAGACACGGACATCCACCGATGCAGAACCATCTGCTGACCAGCCAGGGGAAGAAGTCCAGCCCGACTTTCCAAAGGCTGACGAAGCACCGGTTCAAGTCCAACCAACGGCAGTTCCACCGGCAAAACCAAAAGTGGACACGGTTGAAGACCAGCTGAAGCGCGCAAAGCTGGAACAGCAGCTGCGCACCAACCGCATTCAGGCGTCTGAAGAAGCCCTGCGCCAAGGAATGCTGGTGGCTGCTGATGATGCCCGCGAACAGATGACCCGCGTGGCCAGCATGATGCTGCAGATTTTTGAGGGATCACTTCCAGATTTGGGCGCAGCGATTTCTGCGCAGTTCGACATTCCGCAGCGCGATGTTCTGCACTTGCTGCGTTCTGAATTCAAGAAAGTCCGGGCAACGGCAGCGATGAAGGAAAGGGCACGGGCTGACGCTGCCAGCAAGGAAAGGGTGGCTTCGATCGAGGTGGACTAAAAATGCTTGATGTGGGTGTGACCAGTGCGGAATGGATGGCGAATGATGTCTTGGCGGATGTCATCGACCCACCGCCGGACGTTGACTATCTGACCTGGGCTGAACAGAACATTGTCTTTTCGCAGCGCGAAAGTCCGATGCCCGGCCCCTACAATCGGCAGCGCTTCAGCTACTTTGACGAAATACTGCAGGCGCTTTCACCCAATGACCCGTGCCGCATCGTCACGTTGTCGAAGTCAGCGCAGTTGGGCGGCACCGTGCTGGCCAACATCTTCACCGGCGGTTCGATGGACATGGACCCTGGCGACATTCTTTATGTCCACCCAACGGATGAGAACGCGCGCCGCTGGTCGAAGATGAAGCTGACACCGATGCTGAAAGGCACAACGGCGCTGCGCAAGATTTTTCCACTGAAGGCCCGCGACGGTCAGGATTCAGTTTTTTATAAGGAGCGCCGCGACGGTCGCGGGGCAATCCAGATTTCGGGTGCAAATTCACCTGCATCACTTAGTCAGGTTTCGATGTCCCGTCAGGTGCAGGATGACCTTGCCAAGTGGGACATGAACAGCGCCGGTGACCCGGAAACGCAAGCTGACAGCCGCAGTCAGGGATATGAGTTTGCGAAGATTTTCAAGATTTCGACACCCATGGTGGTGCCGGGATGTCGCATCACAAAGAACTATGAAGATGGTTCGCAGGAAATTCTGGAACTTCCATGCCCGGATGATGCGTGTGGCCACATGCAGACCCTTGATTGGGAAAACATGCTGGCCAATCTGGATGAAGACCATCCAGAAAAGGCACATTTTGTCTGCCAAGGATGTGGTCAGGCGATTGAAGAACACCATCGGCCAAAGATGCTGAAGGGCGCGCGGTGGGTTGCGCAGAACCCAAAGATGAAGCGCGTGCATCGGTCATTCTACATCTGGTCGGCCTATTCACTGCTGCAATCCTTTGAGCGCATCGCGCGTTCATGGCTTGCCGCGAAAGGTGACCCGCCAAAGGAACAGACCTTCTGGAATGATGTGGTTGGCAAAGCCTATCGCGTGCTTGGGGAATCGCCACCTTGGGAAGACCTGCGCGACCGCGCGTCAGAATCCGATTATGTGCATGGCACCATTCCTGCCGGTTATCCGCTGCTGACCTGCGGCGTTGACTGTCAGGGTGACCGGGTTGAATGGCAGGTGGTTGCATGGGGGCAGAACAAGCGCCGCGCGGTCGTGGAATATGGTGTCTTCACCGGTCATATTTCGGATGAAAAATGTCAGGCGAACCTGAACGGTTTGCTGAAGCAGGGTTTCCGGAATGCCTATGGCCGCAAGGTCGAAATCGACATGCTGGCCATCGACGGCAACGCCTACACGGAAGACGTCTGGGAATGGGCGCGCAAGCATCCGGCGGGTCGCGTCATCATGGTTCGCGGTGTGCATCCTGAAAGCGCGCCGCTTCTGGCCGTGGTGAAGAAAGAGCGCAACCGGCGGGGCAAAATTGTCCGGTATTCGAAGCGCTTCTATAACTTCGCATCATCCGTTCTGAAGATGGCGCTTTACCGGAATCTTAAGAAAAATGACCCAGAAGAACGCGGATATGTGGCGCTGCCACGGGGGCTGGAAGATGAATATTTCCGGCAGCTGACAGCGGAATCACGCAAGGCCCAAAAAGCCAAGTCCGGCTTCACCCGCTATCTGTGGGTGAAAGACCCAAGTCAGGCCAATGAAGGGCTGGACACTCATTTGCAGGCTGAAGCTGCAGCCACCCGCTTGGGGGTTCGCAGTCTGCCTGACACCGAATGGGAAAAGCTGATGGCGGCGCGTGAGTGTCCACCAGAAGACGTTCAGGGTGATTTCGAAGACCTGTTGTTGCCGGTGCAGCCAGCTGCGGTGAATGAGGCTGAAGCGCAGAACAAATCGGACAGCGTGAAAGAGCGTGCCCGAAATAAATGGAGCAAGAAATAGCTGTGACTGGCCTTATCAAAAAAGCGCTGCATCTGATGCGTCCAAACGGTTCGCAAGGTCCAGAAGGTTCCGTTTCAAACCGGACAACGGCACGGTATCTGCGCGACACAAAAAGCGGCGCTATCGCATCGCGGGTCGCGCCGCTGACCAATAGCCGGGATGACATCCGGCGTGCCTGGTCGCGAAGTGCGGGTTTGGCCATGGACCTTATCCAGAATTCAGGCCGTTTGAAGGGTGCATGCGACCAAGTGATTGCGGACACTGTTGGTGTTGGTCTGACCTTGAACCCTGACCCGGACCTGACCGGGCTTGGTTATTCCGATGAAGAAAAGGCTGAATTCATTCGGATATTGAAGCGCCGCTGGAAGGCGTTCTGGCACGACAAAAAAGAATGCGACATGCGGGGAAAATTGAGCGGCCCGCAAATGGTCGATATTGGTCTGCGGTGGGACATCGCTTTTGGGGAAGTCACGGGTGTCTTTGATTTCTTCGATGATGCTGACCGCAGCCGCTATGGCATTGCGACTGGAACCAAGCTGTGTCTGGTTCCACCCCAAAAGCTGGTGCAGGACACCAATGCTTATGACGGTTTGTTCCAAGGGGTTCGCCATGACGGAAAAGGCCGTCCGGTGTCCTATCGGTTCGACACCAGCTTGGACGGTGCCTGTGTGAAGCAGGATTATGCGGCATTCGATGCAGATGGCCGGTCTTTGGTCATGCATATCTTCGACCCGATGGACGCCACCGATGTCCGGGGAATTTCCAAGCTGGCCCCTGCGTTCCGCAAGCATATTCAGGCTGAAATGCTGGATGACGCCACGCTGCAGATGGCTCTTTTGCAAACCATCTTTGCCATCACGCTGACCAGCGAAACGCCAAGTGCGGATGCATATGAAGCGCTGGAAGTCCTGAAGGAACAGGGTGGTGATGGTATTGAATATGGCAAGGAATATCTGGGCTATCTTTCGGGCAGTCTGGATGCTGCCGCAGACAGCCGGATTTCAGTGGGTGCAGATCCGCAGGTTTCCCATTTGGGTCCGGGTCAGAAACTTGCGCTGGAAACAGCCAATGTGCCGGGCAAAGACTTCCTGCCGTTTTCCAACAGCCTGGCGCGCGACATGGCGCGCACAATCGGCTGTTCCTATGGCGGTCTGACGATGGACTACACGGATGCGACCTATGCCAGCGTTCGGATGGAAACTTCTTCTTTGTGGCCCGTGGTTGCCCGGCGGCGTGAACGTGTTGCAGCACCGATGTGTCAGATGGCCTATGAAAACTGGCTGGATGAAGAAATTGGTGAAGGGCGCATCCCGTTCAAAGGTGGGTATCGTGCATTCAGGGCCAACCGGTCGCGGGTGTGCCTGGCCGGATGGCAGGGTCCACCCAAGCCAACTGCTGATGACTTGAAATCAGCAAAGGCATCAACGGAACGCCTGAAGAACGGCACCAGTTCGGTGGCCATTGAAACCGGCGATTTAGGTGTTGATTCAGATGCGCTTTTTGAAGAACGGCAGCGCGAACATCTGCGTTATGTCGATGCTGGCATGCAGTCACCCTATGCGCCCAAAGATGCGCCGGCACAAACACCGCAGGTGACCAAATGAGCATTGAAAGCACTGTGAAGATTGGCGCTGACACAATCGACATTGCCAAGCCTTGTGATGTGGTCACTGCACTGAAGAAGATGCAGCTGAAGCTGGCCGTTGGCGGGATTCGGGAAACCGTGCGCATCGACGGTGAAGAAGTCACTTTCATGCGCGCCAATGACCGCCGGTTGGCATCGTTGATTGCGCATTATGAAAGCGAATGTGCCCGGTTGGGCGGCGGTAACAAACGCACTCGCTACGCAAAACGCTTTCGCTTTACCTGAACAAAGGAGACAGGAATGACCATTTTGGTTGACGGCGAACTCGTTCTTTACGGGTTCGTTGGTGATAACTATTGGGATGAAGGCTTCACTGCCAGTGACGTTATTTATGCCTTGGCTGAAGTTGGCCGCAGTGCTGACATCACAGTCCGCATCAATTCGGGCGGTGGCTACACCGATGATGGC